AACTGAAAACACAAATTTATACTATACAGATACAAGAGCTAATTCAGCTATAGATGCTAGAGTAACTAAAGCATTTATTGATGCTCTTGGAATACAAGCAAATACTGTAGCTGCTAATTCAGTTGCATTAGGAACTGACACTACAGGCAACTATATTCAAACCATTACAGGAACTGCTAATAAGATCACTGTATCAGGAAGTGGTAGTGAGTCTGCAGATGTAACACTATCACTACCTGATGATGTGCAAATTGCAGATAGCTTAACAGTAGCAGGCAATCTTACTGTCAATGGCACTCTAACATCCTTAGACACAACGAATTTAGATATAGAAGATAATCTATTCCAACTAAATGCAGGTCTAACAGGAAGTCCTGTTAATGATTCAGGTATGCTTATTAATAGAGGTACTGCTGATAATAGTATCTTTATGTGGGATGAATCTGTTGATAAATTTACAATGGGTCTTACTACAGCAGATGGTAGTGCTACAGGAAACATAACACTTAATTCACTAGGAACTTTAGTAGTCAATGTTGAGGGTAACTTAACTGGAGCAGTTACTGGAACTGTATCTAGCCTATCTAACCATGATACTGATGATTTAACTGAAGGCAGTAATCTTTATTATACTCAAGCAAGATTTGATTCAGCCTTTACTGCTAAGTCTACAAGTGATTTATCAGAGGGTACTAATCTTTATTATACTGATGCTAGATTTGATACAAGACTAGCAAGCAAAGATACTGATGATGTATCTGAAGGCACTAGCAATCTTTACTATACTTCTGCAAGATTTGATTCTGCATTTGGTGGTAAGTCTACAAGTGATTTATCAGAAGGTACTAATTTATATTATACAAGTGCAAGAGCTAACACTGATTTTGATACAAGACTTGCAACAAAAGACACTGGCGATTTATCAGAAGGCTCTAACCTTTATTACACTGATGCAAGAGTACAAGCTGTTTCTATAAACAATGTTGTAGAAGATACAACCCCTCAATTAGGTGGTGATTTAGCATCTAATGGTAATGACATATTATTTGCTGATAACGACAAAGCTATCTTTGGAGCAGGTTCAGATTTACAGATTTATCATGATGGTTCTACTAGCTATATCTTAGATGATGGAACTGGTGATTTACAGTTAAGAACTAATAACAGAATTGTACTTGCAAAATCTCCATTTGAATACATGGCTGATTTTAATGCAGATGGTGCTGTTGATTTATATTATGATAATTCTAAAAAACTAGCCACAACCTCAACAGGCATAGACGTAACAGGTACAGCCACAATGGATGGGTTGACTGTTGATGGTTCTGGCGTTCAAGCAAATTTACTTAGCACAAACGCTTCTGAAAATTATATTTTTATGAAGAACACGGAAGGTTCTGCTTATATCGGACAAGATGCAGGGGTCTTGCAATTTTGGTCAGGTGGAAATACTGGAGGTGTCGGGGCAGAAGTTGCATTAAAAATTGACGGCAATAACGACATCAGCTTCTACGAGGACACAGGCACAACAGCTAAGTTCTTTTGGGATGCAAGTGCTGAGAGTTTGGGAATTGGAACTAGTAGTCCTGATACTTTAAATCATTTATTAACCTCTACAACTTCAGCAATAACACCAGTTTTAAAATTACAAGGAAACTTTACAGCTAATGATTCTTCTGAAGGTACTTCAATAGATTTTGTAGGAAGTACTGATGCAACAGCAGTTGGAAGTAGAATTATAGGAACTAGAGCTGCTGCTGGTGGAAATATGGATTTAAGATTCCATACTGCTCGTGATGTTTTTGCAATGATAATTGATGAATCGCAAAATGTTGGAATTGGAACGACTAGTCCTGCCTTACAATCAGGCGGTACTGGACTTCATATAAATGGCAGCTCTTATTCTGAAATTAAGTTTACAAACTCATCAACAGGCACAGCAGCTACAGATGGTACTGCTTTAGTAACTAATAGTTTAGATTTTGGAATTAACAATAGAGAAGCAGGAAAACTTACTTTTGGAACTAGTAATTCTACTAGAATGACCATCGACTCATCAGGCAATGTTGGAATTGGAACGACTAGTCCTGATAATAAATTACATGTTCAAGCTGCTGCTTTATCAGGTAGAAGTGCATCTAATGCTAATACTTCATTAACTTTAGAACATTCAACAGACACAGGAATTCAATTCTTTTCAGCCACACAAACACAACTTAGGTTTGGTGATGCTGCTTCCACAGCCGCAGGTTCTATTATTTATACACATAGCGACAACATACTAAGATTACATACAGCTTCAGCTCATAGGTTTACAATAGGTAGTATAGAAGCCATGAGAATAGACTCATCAGGTAACGTTGGAATTGGAACGACCTCACCATCAAGCGGTATGCAAATTAAGGGAGATGGTAAATCTTTAAAAGTATCAAGTGCTGATTATGATATTGGATTTTTAGGTGCATTAGGAAGTGGTGGTACTTCAGTTGATAAAGGTTATTTTTATTTAAAAAATACAGGTACTACAAAAATACAACTACATTCAGATGGCGATTCATATTTTAATGGTGGCAATGTTGGAATTGGAACTAGTAGTCCTTTTAGTCGCTTACAAGTATTAGACGAGGCTAGGGTGAGTTCTGCTTCAAATAGTGCAGGTAAACTTGCACTTGGAGACGGAGGTTCAGGTAATGATAATGTTGGAATTTGGAGGGGTGCTGCTAACTCTGTTTCTGACGGTAATTGGTTAAACTTAGGTGCTTGGGGAGGTTCTGGAATAACTTTTTCAGTAGGCAGTGCTGCTTTTGGAAGTAAAACAGAACGCATGAGAATAGACTCATCAGGGAATGTTGGAATTGGAGAAATTGACCCATCGGCTAGAGTTCATATAACAGAAGCTGCAAATAAATCTGAAGGAGATTCACATTTAAGAATAGAAGGTGCAGGTTATTCAGGATTTCATTGGTTAAATGGTACTGCATATTATATAGGTCAAAACTCAAATGGTAGACAGCTTAGGATGTATTCAGGCTCAAATGAAGGTGTTGGAGTATACCTAACAAATGGAGGAAACTCTTGGGCAAGTTATTCTGACGAACGATTAAAAGAAAATATACAAGATATAGGTTCTGTAACTGAAAAAATTAAAGATATTAGATGTGTAACTTATAACAGAAAAGATGTTGATGATGAAAATAAACATGACACTATAGGTTTTATAGCACAAGATTTTGTTGGTAAATTTGACCAAGTATTAGATGAGTCAAAAGTTTTAGATTCAGATGAAGAAACTCGTTACTCTATAAGATATACAGAAACTATACCTATCTTAATGAAAGCTATACAAGAACAACAAGAACTTATAAATAATTTAACTTCAAGAATAGAAGAGCTAGAAAATTAGTATATAATTTAATTTTAATAAACTTATAGGAGAGACTAATGAGTAATGAAGAAAATAAAATGGAAAACCAAGAACCAGTAATAATTACATTTAATGAGGTTGAGTATAGAGCTGCTGATCTAAATGAAGAACAAATGGCTATAGCTGCAAAGCTAAATGTTGCTGGTAAAAAATTAGCTAGACTTCAAGAAGCCTATGATGACTATGTAATCACAAATGAATATAAAAACATTTGTATTGAATCATTTGATAGAGCTGTCAATACTGAAGAAGCTGAGGTAGTAGAGGAAGAATAATGCCAAGAAAGACCGCCCAAGAAGTTCATGCATCCTTGCAAATTCATGAGACACAATGTGCAGAAAGGTGGACTACAGCATTTAAACACTTTGAAAAATTAGATGATGACATCAATGGTTTAAATAACTGGATTAAAGGCGGTCTTACAACAATAGTTATATCAATGGTATTGATTCTTCTTAAAGATTATTTAATTTAATATATGAGTATTACAAAAATAGCCGAAGTGGCAAACAATGTCTTGGACAAATTTGTTCAAGATAAAGATTTAAAAGAACAACTATCACATGACCTACAAAAAGAACTTATATCTTTGGATAAAGCACAAATTGCTCTTAATTCTGAAGAAGCCAAAAACAGGAACTGGTTTGTATCAGGAGCAAGACCCTCTATCTTATGGATTTGTTCATTTAGTTTGGCTGTACATTATTGTATATTGCCTATTGCAACTTGGTTAGCTGTTGCCAATGGAGTTGATTTAAAACTTGAAGCTCTTGAGTTTGATTTTTCACAACTTACTACAATCCTTCTGTCCCTTCTTGGGATGTCATCACTTAGAACCTTTGAGAAAACAAAAGGCGTACACACAAAATAATATGGATAAAATAAAAGAAATGTTGGTCAAGCATGAAGGCTTGGTTTGTCATGTTTATGATGATAGTCTTGGGTACAAAACAATAGGCGTAGGTCGTTGCTTAGATAAGAATGGCATAACAGAAGATGAAGCTATGTATCTACTTGATAATGATATTAAGAGAGTCATAGATAGCTTAGACAAGCACTGGCATGTTTGGAGAAGTTTTCCTGAGAAGGCTCAATTAGTTTGTATTGATTGCACCTTTCAAATGGGCATAACAGGATGGATGGCTTTTAGACATACAAGAGCATTAATGGAGATGGATTGCTGGCTAGAAGCATCAGAG